AGGGTGGTAGAGGAACAGAGATTACCACACTCCCAGGCGGTCAAAACCTTGCAGACATTGACGATATAGAATACTTCAAGAAGAAGTTATATCAGTCACTAAATGTGCCTGCAACTAGATTAGAAGCAGACAATGGATTTAACATGGGTCGTGCTTCAGAGATATCTAGAGACGAACTTAAATTTAATAAGTTCACTAATAGATTGCAAAATAAATTTGCAAGAAGTTTTACAGATATTCTTAAGACACAATTAGTTCTTAAGGAAATCGTAACTGGTGAAGAGTTTGACAAAATGAAAGACTTTATCCAGTATGACTTTGCAACGGACAACCACTTTACAGAGTTGAAAGATGCAGAGGTTCTAAGAGAAAGATTAGATACTCTTGGAACAATATCTGATTATGTTGGAAAATACTATTCAAACGAATATGTTAGAAAGTATGTTCTAAGACAATCAGAAGAGGACATCAAACTCATTGACCAGCAGATAAAAGATGAAGGTGGTGATGAGGAAGGTGGAGACGATGACGACTTTGGAGGATTTTAATAATGAGTGAAATATCAGATAAAATAGTTGATAGTATTGAGGCAGGAAAGTTAGAACAAGCAAAGAGTGAAATCTTTGACGGTATCAAACAGAAAGCTGCAGAAGTGGTTGACATGAAGAGAGTAGAAAAGAGTGTTAACTGGATGAATAATAACACTTCAGAAGGTGAAGTAGAGAAGTGAAAACCTTTTCTGATATAGCTCAGGAACTTCATGAGTCGAAGTTCAGTATTCCCGAGGGACATACTGAAGTAAAGAGGGAACTCTTTAAAGCTGGTGAAGAAACTATAAATATAGTTTACACCGAGTGTGAAGAAGGGTTGACTGTATTCTTGAACGGACATGGAATACAAGAGACCTTTGAAGACCAAGAGTCTTTGAAAACTGGTATACAGCATGTTAAACAAATTTTGAAAGACATGTCCGAAGAAGGTATATCAATAGAGGAAATAACAAATGAAATTAATTTCTGAATTTAATGACTACGGGATTGAACCTGTAATAGTAGAACAAAACGAAAAGGGTGAGAAAGATTACTACATCGAAGGTATCTTTATGCAGTCTGAAATTAAAAACAGAAATGGTCGTATATACCCTAAACAAGTTATACAAGAAGAAGTAAAAAGGTATAACAAAGAGTTCGTAGAAAAAAGTAGAGCATTCGGAGAGTTAGGACACCCCGAAGGGCCTACAATCAATTTAGACAAAGTATCCCACTTAATCACGAAATTAGAAGAAGATGGAAACAACTATGTGGGAAGAGCAAAGATTTTATCAACACCAAACGGTCAAATTGTTAAAAATTTGATTGATGACGGTGCAAAGTTGGGTGTTTCTTCTAGAGGTCTAGGTTCACTAGAATCTAAAGGAAATGCACAATATGTAAAAGACGACTTTCAACTTGCAACAGCAGGGGACATAGTCGCAGACCCTTCAGCACCTGAGGCTTTCGTAGAAGGAATCATGGAAGGAGTTGAATGGGTAATGGAAAACGGTATCTTAAAAGCAGTAGAAGTCGAACAAATGCAGAAAGAATTAAAGTCTGCAAGACTGAATAAGCTTGAAGAAACCAAATTGAACTTATGGAAAAGGTTTGTTGAAAGCCTTTAGCATATAAATAAAAAAGTAATCATAAACAGGAGAAATTTATGTCAGATTTAGAAAATCAAGTTGAAAACACCGAAGAGGTGCTTGACGAAGTTAAGCAACCACATGACGGTGCAGAACAGGGTGACAAATCTGCAGTAAAGCAAGGTTCATCAGACGCCGAGAAAATCGAAGGCGGTAAAGGTGAAGTCGTCAAGCCAGAAGAAAATCCTGTTGACAAAGCCGTAGCATCAGTTAAATCTAATGAGAAGGCTCCTTCAAACGAAGGTGACCCTCAGAAGAAAGGTGCATCTGCTCCTGAGAAAGGAGAGAAATTAAAAGAAGGTGAAGAAGAGTCTAAAGTAGACGAGGCAACAACTTCTAAGATGGAAAACATCAAGGCAGTAGTCGACAAGATGAAAGGTCTAGACAAAGCATCAATCAAAGAAATGCTTTCTTCATTGTCTGAAGAGGACGAAGAGGTCGATGAATCCTTGACTAAAGCAGAAGTTGCTAGAAAAGTAGTAGAATCTCTTAAGGCTATGTCTCAAGAAGATGTTCAAAAATTCGTTTCCGAACTAGATAGTTCATATGAAAAAGACGATGAGAAGAAGAAAAAACTCATGGCAAAATACGAAGAAACATCTGAAGAGAATGTAGACGAAGAAACTTCTGCTGAACTCGAATCTTCACTAGTAGAAATTGAAATAGATGACGACCTATCAAAAATTTCAGAAGCACTAGAATTATCAGAAGAGAACTCAGAGAAAGCAAAAACAATCTTTAAGGCTGCAGTATCATCTAAAGTCGAAGAGATTAAAGAAGAACTAGAGTCTCAATATTCAGAAGAATTAAAAACCTCAGTAGAGAAAGTTAAAGGTGACCTATCGGAAGCAGTTGACAAGTATCTATCATACTGTGCTGAAGAGTGGACGAAAGAAAACGAACTCGCAATAGAAAGGGGTTTGAGGTCGGAAATGACTGAAAACTTTATCGAAGGATTGAAAACATTGTTCGTAGAACACTATGTTGAAGTTCCTGAAGACAAGTATAATGTTGTTGACGAACTCGCAAATCGTCTCGATGAGATGGAACAAAAACTCGATGCCGAAGTTCAAAAGAACATCGATATCAATGAGGAACTTGGTTCATTGAAGAGAGAAAATGTTGTGAAATCAGCAGGGGAAGACCTTACTGAATCACAAAGAGAAAAGCTAGTTTCATTATCAAAAGGAGTAGACTTCACAGACGAAGCAGATTTCGAAGAGAAAATTGCAGAAATCAAAGAAGCATACTTCAAAGTTGACGGTGAAACGGTCTCAGAAGAAACTGTAGTTGAAGAAGGAACAGGAGAATTCGCTTCAGACGAAGAGAAAGTCCTAGACCCTTCAATTGCAAGATATTCAGAGGCTTTAACTAAACTAAAACCATTAGGTTAATTTAAAGGAAACTAAACTCATGTTTTTATCAGAAAACTTACAAGAGAAGTGGGAGCCTATTCTAGAACATTCCGATTTACCAAAAATCGAGGACAACTACAAGAAGGCAGTCACAGCAGTTATACTTGAAAACCAAGAGAAAGCTCTTAACGAAGACAGAGCAACTCTTGAGGAAGCTGCACCTTTAAACTCTACTGGCACTGGAATTAGTAACTGGGATCCAATCCTAATATCACTAGTTCGAAGAGCTATGCCAAATCTCGTTGCATACGACATTTGCGGTGTTCAACCAATGACTGGCCCAACAGGTCTTATCTTTGCTATGAAAGCAAGATATCAAGACGATGCAAATGCTGACAGATTAAACCAATCTGAAGCATTACACAACGAAGCTCGTTCAAAATTCTCAGCAGGGAACTCAGACGACATCGATAACACTGCAGACTCAGACCCAGTTGGTGACCCTTTTGACGCATCAGGCCCAGAGACTTATGCAGGCGATACAGTAGCAGGAATGTCTACTGCAGCTGCAGAAGCTTTAGGTGACGGAAGTGGTTCAGGTAACCATTTCAACGAAATGTCTTTCACAATTGAAAAGGCAACTGTTACTGCGAAGTCAAGAGCACTAAAAGCAGAGTATACATTAGAATTAGCACAAGACCTCAAAGCAATCCACGGTCTTGATGCAGAATCAGAACTTGCAAATATTCTATCATCAGAAATCCTTGCAGAAATCAACAGAGAAGTTGTAAGAAATGTTAACTTACAAGCAAAAACAGGTGCATCAGCAACTGCTTCTGCTGGAACATTTAACTTAGATGTTGACGCAAACGGTAGATGGTCTGTAGAAAAATTCAAGGGATTATTGTTCCAAATCGAAAGAGAAAGCAATGTAATAGCAAAAGAAACAAGACGAGGTAAAGGTAACTTTATCCTTTGTTCTTCTGATGTTGCATCAGCACTTTCAATGGCTGGAGTGTTAGATTATGCACCAGCTTTATCAACTAACTTAAATGTTGATGACACAGGCAATACATTTGCTGGTGTTCTTAACGGAAGAGTTAAAGTATACATCGACCCATATGCTGGTGTTGATTACTTAACAGTTGGTTACAGAGGTTCAAATCCTTATGACGCAGGTATGTTCTATTGCCCATATGTTCCACTACAAATGGTGAGAGCAGTTGGCGAAAACACTTTCCAACCAAAAATCGGTTTCAAAACTAGATATGGTATGGTTTCTAACCCATTCGTAGGTTCAACACCTTCAGACGGTTTAGCAAGTGCTGGAACTAACCAATACTACAGAAAATTTGCAGTAAGCAACATTCTGTAATCGAATTAAATTTCGAATTAAAACCCCTCTTTCGAGGGGTTTTTTTTTGTCTAAATAATACAATCGTTCATTCACTCTAAATGTAGCAGTGAACGGAAGTAGGCATGGGGCCGAAGGAACGCATTTTTGTTCAACCTTTAAACGGAGAGAATGGAAATGACTAAAAAGAAAGCTGACCTCAAGTTAGTATATCGTGGTGTTCGTCACAACGGTGAAGTCACTAAGTCAAAGCCACAGACCAAGGGTATATACCGTGGTTCTAAGTGGGTTGCTTAAGACACCTATATACTAATAGTCGAAAGGCAAGGGGGGTCTGGCATGTCAGATACCCCCGACCTACTATTAACACACACATGCAAACACACAGGAGAAAAATATGTCTCAAGGAAAATCAGGGTTCGAAATCAGAGCCGAACTACTAAATCAAGCACAAGGATTACTGGAAGGTAATATCTATCGTAACAATGAAGCAGTTGTTGAACACAATAATAACTTCCCAAACGATAGAAAACCTTATGGTGACCAGTTTGTGTCTACGGAAGAAGTTATTTCAGTTGCAAGACAACTTAATGAATTTGTAAACGAGAAATAACATAAATACTACTATGGAAGAATACAGAAAGAATATTACTATGTTAGAAGGGCCATTTGTAAATCATGCATTTTCAAACGGTGAGGAATCCACGAATGTTATGTCTAGAAAGATTATCACTACTTACATTCAAGACGGTTATCTATGTGAACAAACTGTAAACAGAGACTATCGTGACGGTGATTATCATGATACAGTCAAAACAAAGAGGATTATAAAACTTGACAACTAGTATAAACAAATCATTACTCAGTAAGAATAATTTCAGACTACTGATTGACAAAGTTCCAAATGTGGAATTTTTTGTTAAGTCTGTAAATATCCCTGGCCTTACATTCACGGAGACAGTTCTTGCAGCGGGTATTGGTTTAGATGCATTCTTCCCAGGCGACAAAATACAATTTGAAACCTTATCTGTATCCTTCCTAGTAGACGAAGATTTACAAAACTTTAAAGAGATATTTGATTGGATGGATTCTATTGTTCCAGTATCAGACCCTAAAGACTTTGCAAACTATGTTGCATCTGCAAAGACTGAAACAGGAACACTAAGTGCAATAGATAATGACATGAATCAATATTCAGATATCACTTTAGTTACTAATACAAACAAAAACATACCAAATAAATTCTTCAGATTCCATGACGCATTCCCAATCTCATTGAGTGGGATAGAATTAGAATCAGGTGCAGACGGTGAGACCGTTATTGCAACAGTTGAATTTAGATTTACATATTACGATATAGAATCCACTAGTTAATATCACACTTTTGTGATATAATATTATTATGAATATTGACGAATTGAAAGCTGAATGGAAATCCGATTGTGAGATAGACGATATCGAACTGGATAAATCTTCCCTAGAAATCCCTAAACTCCATGCAAAATACTCAGAGTATTTAACAGACGCTATTATCCAACAAAAGAATATACAGTTTCAATATAATACATTATTGAAAGATAAATGGTTATGGTTCAATGGTAAAATGGACGAAGCAAGAATCAAAGAACTAGGGTGGAATGACGACCCCTTTGACGGTCTTAAAATTATGAAGAATGATATGCAAGTATTCTTCAATGCAGATACAGATTTACAGAAACTAAATGCAAACTTAGAGTATGCAAATATAAAGATTAACTTTCTCAAAGAGTGTATGACTAATATCACTTGGAGACACCAAACAATTAAGAACACAATTGATTGGAGAAAGTTTATGGCGGGTTCTTAATGTTATATAAAACTTATTGTTATGTAATTCCTAATTTCTTGACACCTCAAGAAGTAGATTATATACATGGATATGCACAAAATTTAGAAATCATTACAGCAAAAATTGGTAATAATGATTTTGACGCAGACGGTGAAAGAGCAAGAAGTGGAGACGATGGTGGTGCAATTGATAATAGTATTAGACAATCAACCAATCGTTGGTTAGACCATTCAGACCCTAGATTTGACCCAAAATTAAAACAAAAAATTCAAGACGGTATGATGTCTGCAAACCAACAAGCTGGTTGGAATTATGAATTAGAGTTTATGGAAACATGGCAGTATACCATATATGAACACCAACCCGAATTACCTACTGGAGACTTCTACACATGGCATACAGATTCTAGTGCAGATTTATATCCAAGTGGTATGACTAGAAAGTTATCAGCTTCTATACAACTATCTCCACCCGAAGATTATGAAGGTGGACATTTTCAATGGATTGAATCAACAGAAGTATTCGATACTTTGAAGTTCAATCAAAAGAATTTACCCTATGATAAGTTAGTTCAAACTGCACCATTTAGTGGAAAGGAATTAGGTTCACTATTAGTTTTCCCTTCATGGTTACACCACCAAGTTACACCCGTAACAAGAGGAGTCAGAAAATCCTTGGTAGTATGGAATACAGGATGGCCTCTGAAATAAACCTAAAGAAGATTGACGAAGTCTTCATGAAAGTAGAATGTGATGACGGTCTAGCTAGAGACCTCTTCGACTTCTTCTCGTTCACCGTTCCAAATGCAAAGTTTATGCCTTCCGTAAAGAATAGGTATTGGGACGGGAAGGTCAGACTCTTCAGCATAAAAACAAATAAGATTTATATCGGTCTCCTTCCTTATGTAGACGAGTTCTGTAGGGAGAGAGGGTATGAAATAAAAGGTATAGGGGATATCCTCGGTGAAAAAACAAGACAAGCCGATGAGGACTTTATTAAACATTTAGGACTTCCTTTTGAACCAAGAGATTACCAATTAGACGCATTCAGAACTGCAGTTCAATATGGTAGACAACTATTACTTTCACCTACTGCAAGTGGAAAGTCGCTGATTATATATATGCTTACAAGGTATT